AAAAATCTAGAAGTTCAAGATCTCACTCCTTCATATTATAATATGGGCTATTATGTTTTAAGCGACTTAACTCAAGGTGGTATTGATCTTGATCTTCACAAGAAAATTAAAAAAGAATATACTGATCTACCAACATCAGGATCTGCACTATACACAGCGGGAGATGAGTTCAGCTTACCTTCCACTGGTGAATTATACACTGGATATTATCATGTTCACGGAGATGACAACGGAGAACCGATTTATATGGTGGGAGAATATCACACTGAAGATGCTCATGAAGAATTGTTACCTCTCGGTAATAAAGTTGTTGTACCAATTGGAGATATTGCTGAATATGGCAGTTCGTCAAGTACATTGTCTTCTCGGCCATTTGTGGTACAAAAATATATTTCAATTAATGGAAACAAAAAAGCACCCACCACTGCAATTGAGACAATCAAACAAAATCCCGGCGATTTAAATATTTCCGATGTATATCCAGGAACAATGGAACCTGTGATGGTCACAGATGAAGAGACGGGCGAAGAAAGACAAGTGGGAATCACAGGTCAACTTGGAGTACGTTATGGATTACAATTTTCTATTTTAGTTCAAGGCGTTGTACAAGAATACTGCACAGTGGAGATAGATGCATTAGATTTAAAAATTGGAGAAATTCAACCACTAGAAGCAAATAGTGACTTGTTATTTTGTTTAATTAACCATCTAGTAGAAGATCCAAGATTTAAGGTAGCCTATGAATATATCTTTCCAGTAACAAAGGCCTTGTCGACATTGGCTATCTATACTGATATGAGTTTTTTGCCTTCCATCGGGGAAACTACTGTTGGCATGGGAGTTGGTAAGCCGGGCTTTCTACCCACAGTAAATCGAGTTATGGAAACCGACACTGAAGATGATCCTTGGGCCGGCGCAAGCCCTGCTTCTTTTGCCGGAGTAGAATTGTTCTCTGATTCTCAACAGATCCCTGGCGCGAAAGTTAAATTCCCTAACGCTGATGACGGTGACTATACTCCTGATTACTCAGCATCATCGGAAGGATGGGCTAATTATTTTGATAGAAAAGATTCTCCCCTTTTGGGTCTTCTTACAGTTACATGGGATGAGTGGGATAAGGTTTTGTTAAAAAACTCTAAAGCAACCATCAAATCTCTGTTTAAAAGTTATTATTTTCTTAAAGATTATGACCCCACCAGGGAATCAGATAGAGCAGATCCAGGCGCCCGTGTGATTAAAAATCTTAAGTCAGCTATGTTTCCAAGTCCAGGAAAGGCCCTCTTTCCATGGTGGAAACGCAGAAAAATTCGTTCAAATCCATTTGATGCTAACGGAAACAAGTGTAAGAAATAATTTAGTGAATATTTATATAGAGGTTTAATAATGTCTTCTTTCGGAGTTAAAGTACCTATTATGTTTGATTCGGGCGACGGCTTCACGATGTTGAAGACCATCAAGCAAACAGTTAAGCAGAATTTTAAAATGCTAATCTTAACGAATCCCGGCGAGCGAGTTATGTATCCTGATTATGGAGTAGGGTTAAAACAATTTTTATTTGAAAACTTTGCTAGTGTTACCGAAGACGAGGTTCGCGCACGCATTCAGTCACAAGCAAAAATCTATTTACCTCTTATCAGAATTCAAAATATTCAAGTAGGTCAATTGGCCGCCCAACACCTATCCATTCAAATAACTTATTCGATTCCCGATTTAGGTATTCGAGATCTGCTTGAATTTACTATTTAATAGAAGGAACTAAAAATGCCAGACAGTACCAAAAAAATAACTCCGGTTAATTATCTGAATCGAGAGTTTACGCAAATTCGCAACGATCTTTTAGATTTGGTACAACGATACTATCCTGATCAATTTCAAGATTTTAGTGAATCTTCCTTTGGCGCTATGATGTTAGATGCAGTCGCATATGTTGGAGATCAACTCTCACTATACATGGACTACAACATAAATGAGTCTTTTCTAGACACAGCTTTTGAGCGCGACAATGTTATTCGTCACGGACGAATTTTGGGATATAAAGACACTGGACGCCCTTCTACTTATGGAAAAGTCGCATTATATGTAATGGTGCCTGCTCAAACTAATGGCCTAGGCCCAGATGAAAATTATATTCCTATATTAAACAGGGGAACTGTGGTGGGGTCTGACGAAGGAATATCTTTTGTTCTGACAGAAAATGTAGATTTTAAAGATCCTAAAAACCCGGTAGTTGTTGCTCGACAAGATGCCACAACAGGTGCTCCAACTTATTATGCAATTAAAGCTTACGGTAATGTGGTGTCGGGAAGATTTGGAGTTTCTTCTGTAGATGTCGGGGCTTATCAACGCTTCAATACTGTGTCTATAGCTGATCCCAATGCGGTTGAAATTATTTCAGTTTTTGACAGCGAAGGAAATGAGTATTACGAGGTAGATTACTTAGCTCAAGATATGGTTTATAAAGAACTCAAAAATGACAACTTTCAAAATGACAATGTTCCATCTATCTTAAAGCCACTTTTGGTATCTAGAAAATTTGTGGTTGTTCGTGATAGAAGAGGAGTTTATCTTCAGTTTGGATCCGGTGAGGAAGGCGAATCTAATGTTATCGCTAATCCTCAAAGTGTGGCAATGGAAGTGTTTGGGAAAACTTACACAACTGATACCACTTTTGATCCCACTCGTATTAGCAAAAACTCAAATTTTGGTATTGTTCCTTCAAACACAACTTTGATTATCACCTACCGTACTCAAAATCCATTAAGTACCAATGTTTCAACAAATGGAATTAACTCCGTTCAATCTTTGTCGTTGGGTTTTGCGGACGAAAGCATACTTTCAACATCCGTTATGAACACAGTTAAAACCTCGATAGAGGTAACTAATGAAGTTCCTCTTACCGGAAGAAGTAACAATATATCGACTAACGAACTGAAACGACGAATTTTTGATACGTTTCCAACACAAAACCGAGCAGTAACTCAGGCTGATTATGAAAATTTAGCCTATCGTATGCCAGCTAAATACGGCTCAGTGTATAGAGTTTCGGTACAAAAAGATCAGAATTCTTTAAAACGAAATCTTAACATGTATGTGATTTCTCAAGATTCATATGGAAAACTTATAAAATCCAACACAGCTATAAAGAAAAACTTAAAAACTTGGCTGAATCAGTATAGAATGATTAACGATACACTTGATATGCTAGATCCTTATATCATTAACTTGGGCATTGAATTTGTAATCAAACCCGTAGCTGGAGCAAATAAACACGAAGTTATGAGTGAAGCAATCCAACAATTAACAAAAAAGTTTTCAGAAGGATTCTTTATTGCTGAACAGCTTTACATTAGCGACATTTATTCCGAGCTAAAAAAGGTGCAAAATATCCTCGATGTTCTTTCTGTGAAAATTGTAAATAAAACAGGAGCCAGTTATTCTTCTGTAGGATACGATATTAATAAGAATTTGTCACCTGATGGTAGTTATTTGATTGCTCCGCTTAATGGAATTTTTGAGATTAAATACCCATCTACAGATATAAAAGGAAAAGTTAGATAATGCCTTTGCTTAGATACACAGCGTCCGCTGATAATACAATTGTCAATGCATTCCAGCCAAACCTCCGCATCCGCGGAACAGGCTCTAATGCGGGCGCAGCCGATGTACTAGAGGTTTTTTCGATCTACGGTCGTCAGACTACTTCCTCTCAAGAACTATCAAGAGTCTTGCTTAAGTTTCCAGTTAATGAGATTTCTGCTGATCGTACAGCTTCAAGGATTCCTGCATCTGGAAGCGTTAGTTTTTACTTGCGTGTGTATAATGCTCCAAGTTCTAAAACTGTTCCGCCTGACATAAGAATTGTAGTCAATCCGTTGAAGACTGCATGGCAGGAAGGCATTGGTTTAGACTTAGAAGGTTACAAAGATCTTACAAAAGGCAATATTGGTTCAAACTGGATGAGCGCAAGCTCTACTTCCTCATGGAACTCTGTGTCTGGTGGTGGAGATTGGCTATCGAGTTCAGCGGATTATCGCTACGAACAACGTTTTGCTAGCGGCTTGGAGGATATGGAGATCAATATTACTCCTCTGGTTGAACGATGGATCAAAGGCGCTGGTAGCGGCGGTATTGCCAACTACGGAATGGGCCTTAAGTTAACCTCCAGTCAAGAAGCTTCCGGTTCAGGCAAAACAGTTTTAGCATCCAACGCCCAAAGCGTGCAGAACAATCCTCGCGGCGCAACAGTCTCCAACTATACTAAGCGGTTCTTTGCCCGAGGATCACAATATTTCTTCAAGCGGCCAACCATCGAAGCTCGATGGAGTGACGTTCGCGAAGACGACCGCGGCCATTTTTACTTTAGTAGTTCTCGCGCCCCTGCCGCCGACAACTTAAATACCCTTTATTTCTATAACCTTGTGCGAGGACGCTTAACAAACCTTCCATCTATTGGTACAGGTAAACTATATGTTAGTTTATATTCCGGCTCCTCACCTTATAACACGGGCCCCTCTGGCAGCAAGCTAACGCTTTTTAACGGAACCAATGTGGTGACCGGCGGCCATGTCTCTACTGGGATTTACAGTGCCTCTGTGGCCATTGTATCTTCAAACATTGACCCTCTTTATGATGTGTGGTGGAGCGGAAGTCAGCAATACTTTACAGGCGCCATCGAGCCTCGAC